CCGGTGCGGCGTCAGGTTGTTATACTATATCCCCACTAGGATCAGGTGTTTCAGCTTTACCTGTGTCAGCAACAGGTTATCCTGTTGTTATTGGTGGTGGTGGCGCTATGTCACCCAATAGTCCAGGAGCGCAGGGAAGCACTTCAAGTTTTTCATCAATATCATCTGCTGGTGGCGGTTACGGAGGAAAAGGAGGCGCTGACGGTTGTTCCTCACCGGGTGGTGCTGGAGGTTCTGGAGGAGCTGGAGGAGGAAGAGCTGGTAAATCAGGTGGTGCTGGAAACAGTCCGCCCGTTAGTCCCGCACAAGGAACTTCTGGAGGAAGCTCAACACCTACTGGCGGAGGCGGCGTAGCTGCTGGCGGTGGCGCTGGCGGTGCTACAGTAGCGGGGTCTAGTGGTAGTGGTCCAGGCACAGGCGGTGCAGGGGGAGCAGGAGGAACTAATAGTATTACAGCAAGTCCTGTCGCAAGATCAGGCGGCGGCGGTGGCGCTGGTATTGGATCTAATGGTAGCGGAGGTTCTGGCGGAGGCGGAAGCGCTTCAGGAAATGCCGGATCACCAAATACAGGCGGCGGCGGAGGCGGCGGCAACTGTGGAAGTACTTCAGGAAGTGGTGGTAGCGGATATGTAGTAGTTCGTTACAAATACCAATAAGGATAAAATTATGGCACATTTTGCAAAAATAGAAGCAGACGGAAGAGTTCTTCACGTATCAAAAGTTGATAATGATAAAGTCTTAAATGCTGATGGTGTTGAAGATGAAGCCGTAGGACAACAATATTTAGAACAACACAGTAACTGGCCTGCATTAATGTGGGTTCAAACTTCATATAACACTTACAAAAATACACACAATTCTGGCGATAACTCAAAAGTACTTAGAGGAAACTATGCAGCCATAGGTTATACTTGGGACAAAGATAACCTAATCTTTTGGTCTGCGCAACCTTATGCAAGTTGGGTAAAAGACACAGCCACAGCTAGTTGGAAATCACCAATTGGTGATGCTCCGGCATTAACCGCAGAACAAACTTCTCAAAACGAAGCTAATACTCATCGGTGGTATTACGATTGGAATGAGGATAATCAATCCTGGGATTTGACAAACGGTGAGATACTAAATCCTGCGGTTTGACCAAAGACTTAGTATAATGTATACGAGATGGTGGTATGCAGAAGAAAGTATTAGCGGAACAAGCGTTATATTATGGTGATGTTTCAATGCCGAAGGGCTTTGAAATAGATTCCGATAAATTAACTAACAGCATTTTACAATCATCAATTCAGAATAAAGAATTACCATTTACAAAAACGTGGGATATGTTGAATACATATATTCGTGAACATATCAAGCTTGAACATGATCTTTCAGTTGCTAACAAATTAACTTGGGGAAATATTTTTAAACCCAATGAAACTACTGCTCCTTTATTAAATATTGATCCAGTTGATTTAAGAAATTCACCTGACTTTGTTTTACTTTATGGCATAAAAGTTGATAACTGTTCTGTACGAATACATTATGATGATAACAAGAGAAAAGGAAAAAGTTGGGACATACCAATTATTAATAATAAATTTATTATGTTCCCCTCAATGTGTATGTATTATCTAACTAATAAACAAAAAGATTCCTTAAACTTTGTTCAAACTATAACTTATGAACGTATCTAATTACTATTGGTATTTTACATCGGCATTAACACCTCATTTTTGTGATGAAGTTATAAAATATGGATTATCACATAAAGAAAATTTTGCTAGAACAGGGGGTTATGACAAAGATACATTAACCAAAAACGAGGTAAAAGATATTAAAAGAAAAAGAGATTCTGACTTAGTGTGGATGAATGATGAGTGGATATATAAGGAATTACATCCTTATGTGCACGAAGCAAATCGAGCAGCTGGCTGGAATTTTGACTGGGACAGATCAGAGCCTTGTCAGTTTACAAAATATAAATTAAATCAATATTACGATTGGCATTGTGATAGTTGGGATAAAGCTTACGATAAAAAAAATAAAAATGATCCTTCTCATGGAAAAATTAGAAAACTATCTATGACTTGTCAATTAACGGATGGTTCAGAATATGAAGGTGGAGAATTAGAATTTGATTTTAGACAATATGATCCACACATGAGAGACGAATCCAAACATTTAAAAAAAGCAAAAGAAATATTACCTAAAGGTTCTATTATTATTTTTCCATCATTTGTTTGGCATCGAGTTAAACCAGTAACCAAAGGAGTAAGATATTCACTTGTCGTATGGCATCTAGGATATCCCTTTAAATAATGCAAATAGAAGAATATTTTAAAACACCATTTTGGGTGGAACAAAAACCAGAGTTTGTGAAGTCTTTAAACAAATCTTCAAATAAATACATTAAAGAATCAAAGAAAAGAAAAAGAAAATATATAAAACAATATGGTGATTTTGGGACTTCCTATCATTCAACACCTTTAACAAAGGATAATGATTTTTTAGATTTTAGAAATTATATAGGACACAAGTCTTTGGAATTTTTAGATTTTCACGGTTACGATACGAAATTATATACAACCATGTTTTCAGAAATGTGGGTACAAGAATTTGCTAAAAATGGTGGTGGACATCATTCTGCTCACATACATTGGAATCAACACGTATCAGGATTTTATTTTTTAAAATGTAGCGAGAAAACTTCGTATCCTACTTTCCACGATCCAAGAGCAGGCGCAAGAACGACCAAATTAAAAATGAAAGCTGGATTGAAAGGGGTATTTTATGGTACCGATCTCGTTCACTTTATACCTAAGCCTGGAACTTTAATTATTTTTCCAGGATATATGGAACATGAATTTACAATGGATCACGGTATAGAACCTTTTAGATTTATTCATTGGAATATAACTGCCGTTCTTAAGGAGATGGCTAAAGATGTTTAAAAAAAACAAATACGCAATCATGAAACAGGCTATCTCAACAGAGTTAGCAACTTTTATCTACAATTATTTTTTAATGAAAAGACAAGTCTATGATACTTGTTTAAAGAAAAGATACTTTTCTCCTTATGAATTAATATTGGGTTCTTATGAGAAACAAAATGACCAGATTCCAAATACATTTTCTCACTATGCTGATGTTGTCATGGAAACTTTATTGCTGAGGTGTCAACCAATTATGGAAAAAACCACAGGATTAAAACTATATCCATCTTATACCTATGCACGAATTTATAAAAAGGGGGATGTTTTAGAAAGGCATAAGGATAGATTCAGTTGTGAGATATCAACAACAATGAATTTAGGCGGAGATAAATGGGATTTATACCTTGAACCATCAGGTAAAGAGGGGGCGAAAGGAATTAAAATAGACCTTAATCCAGGAGATATGCTGGTTTATAGTGGATGTGACCTAGAGCATTGGAGAAATAAATATAAGGGTAAAGAATATATTCAAGTATTTTTACATTATAATAATAGTAAAACCACGGGCGCTAAAGATAATATGTTCGATACTCGCCCACATTTAGGTCTTCCCTCGTGGTTTAAAGGATTGTCAAGAAAATAATTTAAAAAAGTTCTGTTGCTTTAGATTGAAATATGGTTAAATTGGTTCTCACCCAAAAATTCAAATCAGGAGAAAAAAATGGAAAATCAAGAAGTATTGAAAGCTATAGCTGTCCTCGCCGATAAGACAGGACGCTATCACGAACGATTAATGGCGGTTGAGAGAGACAATTTAAGGCTAGAGAAAGAATTAAAAGATCATAAGAATGGGTGCGCGTGTGAGAATTCTTCTGTAGAAAAAAATATAAGTTTAAACGTAGATGGTAATGAGGCCGAATCTGAATGCTGTAGTGCTTAATCTTTAGGAACTTCCCCTACCATATCCGCCAGTGATGGCGCAAAAATTCTGACATCTCTTCTAATGTGTACCTCTTGTGTCGCTGTTTCAGGATTATCAACATCGGATTTCATCGCATCTTCTGAATCATATTCCTCTCCCGTTACTGTATTGGTAAGAGTAGTTTCACTTTTACACTTATACCGTGGAATCCTTCGTCCATCTGAGGTATCCATATGCCCTAGAAGTTCTGCTGGTTCTACGATTTTAGCCATCTAATTTAATTTCCTTTGTATTTTAGCATTAAAACTTAACATAATTCTGTCCTCTTTTGAATTGTTAATTTCCACTTCATGATTAAGCCATGCAGGAAAAATAAGCAAGTCCTTAACTTTTGGCTGCCATCCCACACGTGGGGCTAAAATCGTAGAACTAGCAGAACTTCTAGGGCATATGGATACATCAGACGGGCGTAGGATTCCGCGCTATAAATGTAAAAGTGAAACCACTCTTAC